TTGTCCTTCCTCCCTCCGGCACGCCTTGCCGTGAGGGAGTCGGCTACGTGGAGAGCTGCTGCTGCGCCAAAGTTGGCGAGCACCTGCTCCTCAAGCACTGTGCTAACGCCATCACGGGCACCACTAAAGAGCCCGTTGATGTCGCTGCATAGCGTGTCGATTGTTTTCATTAGGCTGCCTTTTTGGCTTTCGCTGCTTCTTCCTCTTCTACTTCTTGCATGTCCAGATCACCACAGGTGTATGCCTCGAACATCCGGGCAGTTTCGATAATGCGCTGCACTGCGAATTCAATGTTCCAGTCAGGTGTGCCGTCTCCTGGGTGCACGAAGCATTCAATCAGCTCGCGTGCATTGGTCAGCGCGTTCTGCCGATTGATGGCACGAGAGGCGTCAAGCGCCGGGATGGGGAATACACGGGTGCCGTAGCTGCTGTTCACTGGAGCTGCTCCTTTACTTATCGGGGTGGGTGCTGCGGCTGCCGGGGTAGGGGCAGCAGCACCGGGGACAGGCATACCAATGGACGCAACGTCCACCTTGTTGCCGTATTGGTCTACTTCAAATTCAAACTGAATGGCCTGCCCTGCTACAACGTTGGGGTTCTTGAACCCGCAGTCATACCAGGTGCCACCTGCCTTGAACGAATACACCTTCTTCACGCCGAAGCGGGTGGTGCGGTCTTTACTACCTACTTGCTCAACTACTGCCGATGCTGTTGCCATTACGCTGCCTCCAAATATTGTTTTGACACTTCTGTTTGATCGAACCAGGTAGGCCCATAGCTAGTGTTAACCCTTAGCTTGAGGGGAAAGTCGTAGTTGAAAACCTCCTTGATGTAACGAGGCGCTGCTTCCATCACTTCCTCAATGATGGGTATGGCGATCTCCAGCACGCTCTTGTGACAGTCGAACAGCACACTGTCATGCACGGTGTTAATCAGTAGGCACTTGTCCTTCAGCAGCACGTTGTTCCTAAGAACACGGAACAACTTACCAAGCACCATCGGCACAATGTCGCCTGTCGCAGTGCCTTGCACTGGGTAGTTCTTGATTTCGGTGGGGCTGAAGCCACACTGCTTGCCCTTCCATGCTGCAATCTTTGCGTCGAGGGGGTATTCACGGAATGTGTATCGACGGCGGCTAACAGGGGAGATGTAGGTGGAGCGCCCAATGGGCAGCCCTGTCTCTTTGTCCTTCTCTCCGTCGTGGTGCCGAATCACATCAATCAACTCCACCATCTGTTCATGCCACTGCTTAACGTTGGGGTAGCGGGCATAGAACACCTTGATGAACTGCCGTGCCTGTTGCTCCGTCAACCCACTCTGTGATGCAATGCCGGGTGCACCAGCACCGTAGACCAGGGCGAAGCTGCAACGCTTGAATGGTTTGCGTTGTTCCTTGGTTGGTGCTACTCCGAACATGCTCTTGTAGAGCTCGGTGTGCATGTCAGCACCACTCTCGATGTCAGCGATGAGCTGCTTGTCGCCACTCAGCACAGCCAGCACCACCATCTCTAGCTGCTGGTAGTCCACCTCCATGACCACACCGTCGTCACCCCATCGGGATACGAACGCCTTCTTGATGTCTCCCTTGCTGCCATCTGTAACATTCTGTAGGTTGGGCTCACTGCTCGACAGCCTGCCGGTGTTGGTGACAGCGTGGTTCAGCTTGTGGTGGATGCAGACATCTGGCATCACCAGTGCGTCAATGCCTTCGTAGTAGGTGGTGAGCTGCTTCTCGTATTCACGGTAGAGCTGTATGTGTTCAATGAAGCGGCGCTCCCCACGCGGCCCACTTGGGACAGTGGCAAGGAGGTGCTCCAACACATCGTCAGCCGTGGAGTATTTGCCGTTGGCTCCCAACCACTCAGTGTTGGGCGTCAGCGCCATGCCTACTATGTTCCTAGGAACAGACACGGTGCGAGTCTTAGGCTTGCCGTTCTTGTAGTGGCCATCAGGCTGCTTCTGCTTCTCGCTTAACGTTCCACCAAACAGTAGGATTGCCAGCTGCTGCGGCTTCAACGGATCGAGGCCAAGGCCCGGTGCCACTGAATCGGCATAGGATGTGAGCCACGTCTTCAGCTTGCTAATCTCTATTGTGAGGTTGTCTATGCCACGCTCAAGGAACGCCTTGTCTACAGCCATGCCGTTGTCCATCATCTCAGTGGTGGCAAGACGTGCATCCATCTGGCTGTGCAGCAGGGGCAGCATGTTGTTGTCCAGTGCCTGCTTGTATTGCCCCCAAAACACCTTGGCTGTGTTCTCCAAATCTCCTTCGAGATACTCAGCAAGCATCTCCGTTGGCACAAGATCAGCACCCATGCCTGCCTTAAACATGGTGGACACACGGTCATCCTTCAGCGTGCCGCCATATTTACCAGCACACTCATCGAGGCTGGCAAACTTGGCTTGCTGTCCTGTCAGCAGATATTCCGCAAGCTGTGTGTCCCACAGGTGCATCTGTGCCACCTCGTCTTTGGTAATTACTTTGTCGTGCAGGCAGTGCATCAAGTCGAAGGACACGTTGTGCCCGACAACCAAGCAACGGGGGTCTTTGCCGTCGTTGTGCTTCATGGGGCCGATGAAGTTCTGACCCGTCTTCAAGTCACGTAGACCACCCATGACAATGCGGTTCTCAGGCCAATGCGGGCTGGCCTTGTTGTTGCCCACTGGACACTTCATCGTGGTTTCCACATCGAGCACCAGTTGTGGATAGTCGTCGCTACCGTGTTCCTTCATACCGTGCCACCTCGGGTCTTATCTCAACTTCGTGGTAGCCGTGCCGCTCCGATGCTATGGAACGTGGGCCACCAAACAGTTTGTTCTTCGGGATGTGTATGTAACGCTTGAACGCTTCAGCCGGGAGGTTGGACTTGCCGATGGTGATGATGGCGTCTGCCTCACCTGGCTTATCCACCTTGCTACCCCGTAGCTGATCCATCTTGATGTATTGCGAGTGGTTGCTGCTTGCGTCACACTGCGACAGCGCAATGACTGGGCCATACTCATGGCTCAAATCACGTGCCCACTTATACAACCGGCCTAGCCGAACGTGCTCACCCTCATCCTTGTTGCTGAAGCCAGCCACCTTGTCGAGCTGGTCAAACACAATCAAAGCGGGGTTGAGTTCACGAAACAACGGCGTCAGCTTCCCTACATTGGTGTGCAAGCTGTCATTCTGGAGAATGAGGATGCGATTCTTCATCCCCATCAACGCCTCATACTTGCGCTCAGCTTCATCAGGATCGGCAGTGATGTCAGCTAGTGTCACACCAAGGGCAGCTTGCTGCACACGCAGCATCACCTTCTCACTACTCTCCTCATTGTTAATCCATACAATGGGGCGCTTGTCCTTTACCTGGCTGGCCATGTGGCTCACCTGATCGGCAGCGAACGTGGTCTTACCTGTCTCCACGTATGCAGCCACAAGGATGAAGTCACCCTTACGCAAGGGGCCAAGGCTGATGTTCAACTCCTCCAGCCTCCACTCCAACCCCGGTGCAGCAGCTAGTGCCAGCACATTCTTCACCCCACCTGTAACGAACAGGTCGGAGGGGTTGATGGCACGGCCTAGTTCCTTGTCATGCAATGCAACCAGCGCCGACACGTCGTCGATGGTTGAACGTCCCTCCTTCACCTTCAGTGCAGTGTCAGCAATTTGATGGCTGTAGTCCTGCGTGATGAAGTGGGCAAGCACATCCTCCAACGTGGGGGATGCGGTGTGTGTCCGCAGCTTGGTGAAGATGGCCCGGTAGTTGGGAGCAGCAGCAGCTCGAACCTGGCTGTTCCTAAGAACAAAGAAGTGGGATTCGAAACTGTCCCAATCAATGTCGGTTGCTGTCGGGTAGGTGGTGAAGTAGCTCTCCACCGTGTTATATATTAGTTGTGCTTCCTTACTGAGAACGTGTTCCTTTATGTATGGCTTGAAGCGTAGGAAGTTGTTCTTATTCTTAACGACACTCAGTAGGTCTAAGTCCAACACTACCCCAATATATGTTCCAGCTCCGCTCGACTGTAACTCTTGGGTTCCTTCAGATACGCGATGTTAAGCACCGTGCCACTGTGCACACACCTGATTCGTTCGAACAGCTCCGTCGCTTTGCTACGTCCAGCCTCGTCGTTGTCCAGCCACACACACACCCGCTGATACCCAAGGGTGGTGTGTATCAGGTCATCGGGAGCTGATGTTCCTAGGAGCGCAACACCATCTGCCAGGTCAGTGAGGCCAACTCTAATGGCACTGAGCATATCCTCGGTGATGACGAGTGTAGGCACACCTAGTGGTGCACGTGAACACGCCCAGTGCAACGGCTTCACTGCACCCGACACACTCACATACTTGTCGTCGTTGCCTTCGAGGCGACGGCCTTGCCAGAACACCAGCCTCCCTGAGTTGTAGACGGGGAGGATGACACGGTGCCACGAGGGGGAGTAGCCGATGGAATGGTTCTGTATGTCCTCGTCTCTGAGGCCACTCTTATACAGCCATGCCAATGCCTGGTTGTGAAACTCATTGAGGATTGTCGTGGTGTCCTCGGGCAGCAGCACTTCCCCCTTCTTCTGTCGCTGCTCGTCCTCCCACAACAATTGCTTAATGAGGTGGGGACTGCGACGCCCCGACATGGTGCGAATCGCTTGACCCCCACAGTTGTGGCAATAGGCCATCACTCCAGTGTGAGTGCGCTTGATGTAGAGGCGGCGTCTCTCGTCCCTGCCAGCAGGGCAGTTGACGTGGTTGGTTCTTACCTGCTCATCCGCAGCGTCAGGTATTACATCCTTGTAATCGGAATAGGGGATACGCACAACAAGCTCCATTGTGTGTTTACAACCGTTCGGGATTTACTGCGAGAGCC